GGTCGCCCCACTCGTGGTGGCAAAGCCAGTGCAGCAAGCTGCACCGTTGATTGCGCAAGCTGCGCATCAACAAACCCAAGAATCCACGGTTGCAACCGTGGTCAAGGCAGTTGGCGCTTTAGGCGCAGCGGCAGCAGTCGCTTACTCCTTGGCAAGGGACCCAATCTGTGATGAGTGCAACGCAGAACAACAAAGGGTATGCCCATACCCTCAAGCCCATAAGCACGTTTGTGAGAATCATGCTCGAGCCATGATGGGACAAGTGTGCTGTGAAAAATACGTTGTTCACATCACTGAGTGCAAGAAGTGCAGCAGAGAGCCAGTTAAGTCATGCAGACACAGACGTCCGGGCAACATCCTTGTTCCGGCATTGATGGCAGCAGCACCACTGTTGACGGCAGCAATGGCCCCCGCAACACCCATTCCGCTTGAAATGCGCTACACGCCCCCAGCACTATCAGCTGAGGCGGCAGCAAGGTGGCAATATTCAGCTGAAGAGGTTCAATACAATGCGGTTGCTCAGAAAAATGTTGAAATTGTCAGTAGTGGCCTTGCTCTAGTGTCTTGTCTGTACCCAGACGATGACCACGAAATTCAAAACAAGAGCAGCACTTTCAACTCAGCCAAGAAAGCATATTCAACAGTTGCTTCACAGGTTGTCGCCCGATCTGGAATGTCCTACGAGCCAATTGAGGGAAAGCACTCGTCGGAATCAACCTATCAATTTATTGAAGGAGATCGCGAACTTTGGGCCCTCATCGTCAATCGAAATGGAGATTGGGACATTCGTGTCCACACCGCAATTCAGGATTGGTGGCTTGATTGGGCGAGGGGGCACATTTGCAACTGGGAGGAGAGAAACCTCAAGTGGGCGGATTGTGAGCCTGAGGAGAAGGATGATTCTCTTTCGCCGCTTCACGATGGTGACACCGACAATGAATCTGACAATGATTCTGATTACGAGCACATTTCATGCAACGCTTGTTCTGAAGAAGATTCTGATTGCCTGCATCCACACAATGAGTGTGGCTGCAAGGACTGTGAGGAATGGCAGCAGTCCGAAGAGAAGGACACTAAGGACTTAACCCCAGAACAGAGAAGGGCAAGGCTCATTCAGCAAGGCTACGTTGAAAGTAAAGAGCATCCGGGGCACTTTTCATTGCCTGGCACCAGTAGTGGTGTGATTGATTTGGTTCTTGCCTCCGATTCTCAGGAGTTCAAGGACAGCGTAAAATCTGAGTTTGTCGATGGCAAGTGGCAATTGAAGCCCAAACTAGCTGACGAGCTTGACAGACTTATCGCTGAGCGCTCTGGGAGGCCTCTCTCAGTGGCTTCTTTCGAAAGACCTCGCTACAAAGTCACGTTCAACCTACCGGCGCGTTCATTTCACTTCGGCGGAGCTATCTACAAACCCACTTGCAACGGCAGGTGGGAAAGCGAAACGTTTGGAGGACCCAACAACTGTGCTCGATGCGGCCTCGTATGCAGAGTTCAAAATTCCGGCATATATGCAGGCATCCTTCGATGGTTCGTTGTTTGGAAAGCTTACTTCAGAGCGCGCAAGATCGGATTCAAGGCATCTGACCTTGAGGAGATTGTGGGACCAGAACGAGCTGTTGATGACCATGGTATCGGACTGGGGCTTAAATTGCGGATCCACAGCTGGTTTGAGCTACAGAAGAAGCGCTTCATGCGAAACCCGGTTCGAAATGGATTGGTGGCAGCCGGAATTGTCGCTACCTCCGCCGCTCTCATCACAGCATTTGCGATTAGTCGGCAGCGTTACTCTAGTGCAGCTGCAAAGGCTCAGCTTGAGCTTAACCGCATGGCTGCAGAAGCCAAGGCCATTGAGGAAGCGGTGGCAAAAGAAGCACAAGCCAAACTCGCAATTGCAGCGCCAAGCACTCCAGTTCCAGAACCAGTGGGTGCGAGCCAGCCAGTAAAAGCCGAGCTAAGTAACCACGCCGCCATCAGCTGGCTGGGCACAGAAAAGGAATGGCTTGACTTCTGTGAAGAACAACGGAAGAAGAACGTTGCCGAAGGCAAGACGACGTACTTGTCTGAAGCTGGCCCTGCGGTGCCCATTTTCGGTCTAGGATGGTGGACTTCTGAAAGTTACGTTGACCACTTGAAACATCTTCGTGCTCAACACGAGGCCAGCAACGACATCAAAGCTCATGCACCCTCCGGCCGGAGACGCAAAACAAAGCGCATCAAGAACTGGTGGGCTCAATGGTACGATTCTGATGGTGTGAAAGGTGGTACCAATGTTCTCCAAGTCTGGGATGATGAGAAAGGCAGTAGACACATGAAACGTGTGCGCTATGGTTCTGATGAATTTCTGTCAAACCTCAGTGGTGCAAAAAATGCCCGTTACTTTGAGGAAAATGGTGAAATGTGGTTTGATGGTGAAGAATTTGTCTACCAGAATGGAAAACGTGTCAGACCTGCCAACACACCTGCCCAAATCCGCACGGGACTCATGGAGATGATGAAACAAGGCTCGTTAGGCAAAGAGCATGTTCTAGGAAAGCGTCCTGGTACACACGAAGATTACCAATTCCCCAAGCGATACACAAATTTTGTGCCAACTGGCCCAATTGTGCTTGGCAGAAAAGGTAAGATGACCGGCCCGGATGCGCATGGGCAGTCTGCTCCCACCGTCGCCAAACGAGATAAGGCACTGTGCCGATTTAACTGGGCTTGCAAGTCAAAGAAATGCAAGTACCATCACCCTTTTGGATGGTTGGCTGATGGCAAAGAACACAAGATTATCACAGTCAACTGCTCAGGGTGTGCCAAACCGCAGCACGTTATCGAAATGCTCACACTTGAACTCGAGAAAAAGTTCGCTGATAAGTGGAAACAGTACTACCGCTGCAAGGTGTGTGGTGTAGTTGAAAATCTCAACGGTACTGAGCAAGCCTTCAAGAAACGAGCTGCGACTCCACCCCCGAAACCTGTGACTGAATCTGACCGAGAGCTCAAAGACCGCATTGCAAAGATTGTTGGCCTTGTCACACAGCAGGCAAGTGATGTAAAACCCGCTGAAAACAAGCATGAAAACAAGCAGGTTAAGGCTCAGACGGCTGTTCAGAGTGAGGCAGATGGAATCACACACCTTGTTGAGGAGAAATTGAGAGCACAATCAATACAATCCTCTTCACCATACACAAGTGTAGCACCTGCTATTTCGGTTGGCAAGCTCAAGATTAGGACCGGGGAAGGAATGGCAAATAGCACTGCTTTCGCTGTTGATGATGGAAAGTCAGGCAAGGTTGTCGCTATATGGCATGGGATTGTCGACGGGCTTGATGTCCCAACCTTCTACTGCGAACACAAATTCAAGCAGGCCATTGAGCTCAGAAACAAAAAGTCTGACGCTGCAAATGAGGCAATCCGTATCGAAGGCTACGACCTCGCTTTCTACCCTAAGCCCATTGCGGTGAAAGGCATGAAGCTCGCGGCCCCGAAGGAGGGAGAATCCATCACCATCTGGTCTGCGTTGATGAATGAAAGCGAAGTCAAGCAATCACATGGCCACGTAATGAACACTGGAAGAAGCATCAAATACACTGATGAGAAAATGCGTGTGTATGAGTGCAAGACTTGTGCCGTTGGCACTTACTCTAGCACCTCAAGTGCATCTGGTTCACCCGTGACCAACGCCAAAGGTGAGTGCGTGGGAATCCACTGTGCAAGCTCGGATAAGCCGAACTCGCCAGGATACTTTATCCCCATGACCCCCGAGCTCATTTCAATCCTCATGACCCCTATGCCAAGTTTAAACTAACTGACTGGCTCAGACACTACCCGCAAGAGATACAGGATCATTTGCGTGTGCGCTCTCGAGACACACGTGAACCGCTTGCTCAAGTACTGAGTGAACAGATGGCATACCTGGGTAGTTTTAGTGTCGGTGCGCCGAAAAAGCCTGACGCTCGAGAAAACGACCCCGACATTGAGGAATTTTTCAACAAGCTCAAAATCACTTTCGAACAAACACATCGTATGAACCAACCAAATGTCCAAGCAGCTTACGAATCAGCAATTCGTTTTAGCAAACCACCACCAGATGAGGATTCACGTGTTGACCTTGCGTTAACTTTCGTGGAAGAAATTTGGTACCCGATATGGAGAAATTCCGAGGTGGCTACCATGGACTTTGTCATCAACGAAGCCGATATCGAACTTAAAGGCAAGTCAGCCGGGTATCCATGGTCACTCCACAAGTGGCCCTTCAAGCTTGAATGCTATGAGGACAAAATGTGCCAAGAATGGATGGAAAATGACTGGAGCCAGAACCTTCGAAACAGAACTTCAATTGCTCAAGTCACCGGAAAGAAAGAGTGCCTGCCTGTTCAGAAGCTTAAAATCAACAAGCTGAGAAATGTCATGGCAGTTGATGCTGGACACAACATGCAAACACAGAGGCTTACTTACAAAATGAACAAGAAACTCAACTCAAGACCAATTCAATCTTGGTCTGCCCTTGGTTGGTCTCCCTACCGCAGAGGTATGCAACAACTTGCGGAGCACTTGGGCGCGCCTGGCTTCAACGGAGGGTGGGAACTTGATATCGCCTCTTGCGAGTCAAAAATCTGGGAAAATCTTCTCCTGCGGTTCGCCGAGGTGAGATGGAGAGCTCTTAAAGCTAGTGACCAGACCGTTGACAACCTCATTCGATTCAAAAACGTTTATCGAATGATTTCGAGCTGCCCTTTGGCTATGCCCGATGGTGCCGTTTTTCTTAAGGGCGCCGAAGGCTATGGTGGCAACTTGACTGGGCAAGTTGGAACTGCGCATGATAATACGTTGTTTGGCCTTTTTCTTTTGGCCTACGCATTCATTATTCTCATTGGACCAGATCTGGACCAATTTCGCGCACTTGTTCGCCCAATTACACTCGGAGATGACATCACATTCACTGTGCATGATGATATTGTTGAGGACTTCAATGGACCTGCAATTGCTGAAGTTGTTCATCGAAATCTTGGGGTGGTCCTTGAATCACCCGAGTGGAAAGCAAGGCCCTTTTACCAATTGGGCTTTCTTTCCATGCACTTTGTTTGGGACCCCGAGTACAATACTTACCTGCATCGCGTTGATCGAGACAAGCTCTTCTCCTCCCTGCTCCAAGGTGGAACTAATCGTACGCCGACAGAGCAATTGCAAAGGATATCTGGAATGAGAAATGTGTCCTGGGGAGATCGGAAGACACGTCAAGATCTTGACAATGTCTACTGGATGTACCGTGACCGTTTTGACAAAACACTTGGTGGCACTGAAGACTGGGAGACTGCAAAAAAATCCTATGTTTCTGATGCCATGCTGGAGAAATTATTTCTCGGATTCGAATCCAGCGTCTCTGACAATTTTGACGACTGGCTAGAGGTCCATGCAACCTCGTTCTCTGCATGGAGAGAACATATTTAAATTTTCGAAAACGGATCCAAAATCCATTCTCAAGCAAGTAGCAACCAGTTTACTCAAACCAGGTCCAGCTACAAATCCAGCAGAATTCCTCTGGCGTCAAGCAGGTCAACAATTCAAGAAATCAATCGAAGAAAAGAAGATGCCCAACGGGAAGTCAAAGAAGAACAACAAGAAAAAGGCCCAAAGCGCAAAGGCCTCAGCGAAAGCAGCGAAAAAACAAGCAGCTGCTGCCAGCCGCAAAGCTGGTCAAGCTGCCAAGAAGGCGGCCAAGTCGCTGAAAGGAAAAATTCGACCAAAATACAAGCCTGGCAAAGCTTCAAGAGCACGTTCTGCAGCCCTTGGTGTCCGTGGGGGTCGCCCAAAGCTTTTGCAGATGAATATGAACGCTGGCTTGACAATGAAGGGCGGTGTTATCTCTGGAGTGACCGAGATTACGTCAGATCTGCGTATCGACGCCTCGGTTGCAGCTGCAGGTTATGTGCTGGCAACGGTACCGCTAAACCCTCTGGCGATAGCACCTGGCACACGCTTGGCTGACTTTGCAGCACTCTACGACATGTTCTGTTTCGAGGAATGCCAGCTTTGCCTCGAGCCTGACTTGCCGTACACTGACTCAATCATGCTCGGTGGCGGTTTTGAAGCTGACTCAACGGATGCACTCCCAGAGGTTGGCCAATTCATCTTCGTGGAGAAGTACATGGAACATTCAAACTTCCACGCTGAAACTTTGCTTCGAGCAAGCACAAGTCCCGCCAAATTCCCGCGCAACAGGAATGCAGTGCGGCAAGGTGGGAAAGGCCCTCGTGGAGGATTCTTCTACAATCGCCCTCCCGGCAATCAGGACCTGAATGATGTGCAACAAGGCTGGTTGGTCATTTTCGTTCACACAGCTGATCAAGGCTCGCTCTCTGGCGATGTCCTTTCGCTCGGTCCGCTCACCATGAAATGGACCCTCCGCTTTCGCGACGCCGCTGAACGAAATCAATTCATCGCCCAGGAAGACTATCACCTCAAGGCGAGTCCGCCCCCTGACATTCGCAACCCGCTTCAGTGGACCGGAACTGACCAGTTGCAAGCCTCGCTGCAATCCACTTCAACTATTGAGATCCCAGGCAAGGTCACGACTGTGAACTCCACATCTGGACAGGTGTGTCTCACACTTCCTCAAGGAACATGGGACATCAGAATGTGGGTCAGCTACGACACTCTTGGATCAGGCAGCGTTGAGATTGACCCTTTCACGCCTGCAGGCACCACTTTGTTGAACAACGACACCTCGTTGTGCACTTCATTTTCGTCCAGCAACACAACTCTGATGGCGTTCACACGCCTCAAAGTTGCGCAGGACATGGTGTCATCACAACCAATTTTGAATCTTGTCTACACTGCGACAGCTGGCTTCCACTCAAACTACTGTGGTTTGGTCATTCACCCAGCTCCTGGAAATTCAATCGCCTACAAACATCCTGATCTCAAGCTGAGAAGCAGTGCTTGGTTGGCTCACACCACCAAAAACCGCACGCAGCAACTCGTTCGAGAGGAGCTGATCAAGATGGGGCAAGAAGTCAAGGAGGACAAGAAAGACGAGCATGCCTGGGAGGACTACATCAGGCGCAAGAATGAGCAAATGAAAACCCGTGCTCGTGCAGTGCGCCCGAAGCTTGAGCTGCTTGCACTGAGTGAGGACGATGAAGATGAGGAACCCCCTCAGCGCAGATCCCGCAGGCTGCCCATGGACCATGAAGAGCACTTGGCAGCAATTCGCAGTGAGCGTACCCCGATGGAAGAGAGAAAGTCTAAGGTGCGCGAACTAGTTGAGCAACCACCCGATGAGAAAGATCCGGTGATCAGTGGCCGCATGGATAAGTGGCTAAAACTGAAGGCGCATTTTGAAGAAGATGAGAAGGGCGA